AAGCAAGACACGGCAAGATTGATTTTTGTATGCTAGACGAGTGTCTTGACACAGGACTAGGGAACGTTGGAGTGCAGCAAGCTGCGGCGATGATCAAGAAAATTGCAAAAGAAGACAAGATGGCAATGTTCGTAATCAGTCACCGCGACGAAATCGCAAGCATGTTCAAGAATAGACTTGTAGTAGAATTGAAAAACGGCTTTTCAAATATCAAAAGTAATGATTAAAGAGCTGCTGCAAATCCTATATTCTGCACTTCTTTAAGAAAAAGCTCCATCATTTTTTCTTCATTGAGCTTGCCTTCAGCTACAATGACTAGTCCCCTTTGTGACAAAGCATGGGATTTCAATAATGGGCGGCGCTCATTGTTATCTAAACACCATTTTTCCACGCATACAATTGTATGACGCAAGCCCACGGTACGATCATCGTATACATAGACAATAGGGTCTAGTTCTCGCTTCCATAATTGAAAGTATGCTGCGGAAACATAATCATCGCAATCGCCTTCGATAATATCTTCAGAGCCATAATATACAAAGGTCTCATCAGGTGGAGCTTCTACGTAAGTAAATCTAGATTGAACATCTTGAGTTACTTCTAAAGCCACTTGACGAATAGGATCATCAGAATGAGCAGTTGAAAAAGAAGATAAAAATAAAACAAAGGCGGCAGTGAGTGACTTCATTTCTTTTCTCCTTTAAAAATGTAGTCACATTATATATTGCACTGCACAATTTGTCTAGCAAAAAACCATGACAGTTTTGTTACTGTCCGTAGCAAAACTGTTACTTTACTTCTCTAATAGCTTTTTTAAGGGCTTATCTTGTAACTCACCTACAACCATGTCATGCCTTTGTCCAGCATCTAAGTTTTTATAAGGATACGGTTTGTACAAGTTATTATCAAAGCAATAATCGCTTGTACAAGTTATGACATGATAGCCGCGCCCTTTAACGCGGTACATTACAATGACAGGATTAAGTTTGCGTTTCCAAAGTTCAAAGTAGACAGCACTTGCAAAATCATCACAATCACCCTCTACAAAATCATCAGAGTGATAATACTGAAAGACTTCATCTGAATCACTTTCAACGTATTGAAAACGGTTTAATACAGACTTGTGAATCGACGCAGCTTCTTCATATGAAATCGGAAATACTGACGCCGAAAAAAACATCAATAATACTACTAACCATTTCATTTTTAATCACCTCAGTTAGTAGTATTTATGACATTTGTGTTACAAAAGGATATTTTTTCCTATTTAGTTTTTATAAATCCGTCTTTCCACCATTTAGGAATATTCTTACTCATCTTGAACCAAAGGAAATCGAATGACTTATCCAAGATGTAAGTATTACCCCAATCATCAGAGGTTCTGACAACACGACCGCCGCCTTGAATGATAGCAATCATTGCCTGTCTTTGATACCATTCACTTGACAGCTCCATTCTTTTCTTGACCCATTGGTCTCCCATGTAAGGATATGGAACCTTTGCGAAGATGGCAAACCTAGCACGATCATCTTTCAAATCCAGACCTTCTGTAATCGAAGGTGAAATCAACAGCATTGGTGTTTTACCATTGTTATCAGTAAACTCTTCTACTACATCATCGCGATTGTTATCACTATCTGGGTTATGATCAAGAATGATATGAGGAACCTTTCCTTTAAGCTCATCTACCAACCACTGCGCAATCTTGAAACTGCCACTATGAATTATCCCAGAATCCTCCGCATGAACATTACAGAGTTTGACAATTTTATCAATCATCTTGTCACGTTCAGTCTGCTTATCTTTCTTATCCCATCCATAAGACATTTTGATGGTGGGCATGAAATAGACAGGACGGTTATCTGTGTCAAACTCAGAAGGAAGAGAAATCATCTCAGTTTCTTCAACAGGGATACCCAAGTCTTTGCAATATGCATCTTTGTTCAAAATAGTGGATGAAAGAAACAAAAATTTGTCCGCTTTTGGCAAAAGAATACTTTTAAAAAGATTTTTACCGTACAATTCTTTAAAAGTCATTCTATTCTTATCAACAATAAGAACAAACTCAGATTCTACTTGTTCTATATCCTTTCGAATAACCCTGCGAATAAGTTCTTTATGTCTTTTATACTCTTTATATTTTTTCTTCAATCTAATCTCATCAGCAGTAAGTGAATCTGCCGAGTCAAACTCATGACGACTGTCTATTTGAAGAATACTATTGGTCAAATCGTTGAAGTACCCATTAAGTACTGTGCTGTATTCTTCTCTGAGCCAGTTGTGAGCGTCTTTAAGATTATCGTGCTTCGGGAATACGACCCCTAATTCTTTACAGCGTCTCTCCGTAATTGCGAGCGCACGGTGATCTACCAAGTGCCCTTCAAGAGTATGGCACTCATCGAAAACCATCAAATCCCGTCTTGGAAACATTTCATCAGGAAGTATTTCTGAATAAAGAAGAGCAAGTTTGTAGTTCAATACCATGTTAGGATTGAAACTGGCATCAGTAAAAGCCATCTTTGCAGGACAGTTGAGGCACTTGGGCTTGATATCATCACCAATATCACAATCGAGACCGGGCTTGGTGTGACAATCGTAATTTGATTTTCCATAAACTGATGCGAGCAAGGCACGATCAAAAGATTCCTCATACTGTCTTTGAAGAATTCTCTGAGGGGTCAAGATATATGATGTTCCCATGCCACCGGCACAGAAGCCTGAATAGGTAAGAGCAAGTGGGCTTTTACCACCACCAACAGGAATTTCACATAGAACATATTTAATATGTGCGGGGAGACTGGCCATCCACTCGCCAGCAATCTTCTGGGATTCACGGGGCTCAAAGTTTTTCATAGGCCAATGGTCCCAGATATTTGTTTTCCGTGGACTCATCGGTCTGAGTTCATCTGTCATAGTCATCTCACTGTATTAAACGGTAGACAATTGTAGCAGATAGTCAAAGAGAATTCAATCCTAACTAAGTCAATTGTAAAAAAATATACTATTTCCCATAGTCGGACCCGTACCCGTGAAACCCACAAAGTTCTCCAACCATGGATACTTAATAATATAGTTTTTAGATAGTATTACACACAATAGACTATCTAAACAATTACTAAGTAAATAACTTTAAACTATTATGTTCGTTGTATCTAGACAACCCTTTAAATAATATAAAATTATTCAACAATGTGAACTTCTAGTACGATTACCGTATGACTTTTTGATTATACACAATTACCAGAGTATGTTTTTCATTTTGCAAACAGTTTATTGACTTGTGACCAATAATCCGTATATTGCAAACCGAGAACACCAAAACTCAGCCACATCACTTATGGTAGGGACTCTGTTTGACAATTTCATAGTCTCCATTTCCAAGCCACCGAAAATGGTATGAAACCGTGGTGCGGGTCCGTTGACATTCACAAGAAATGCCCTATTTTAACACCTGTATATAATCTCACTGAACCAGTTTTGTTTTTATTATTCTGTGGCACCAAAACCCTCTTTAAAAATCCACAGGGTTTATCATCTAGGTGCATAGAGCTAACTTGTTACATAGAGCTAACTTAAAATGATCTTAAACAATCTATAACTTTCTCAAACTTTCTTTCACTTTCTATAACCTGTTGAACGATATGATACATGATTATTGCATCATTGATATCTTCAATAGGTTTTGGAATATTCTTTGAACTTACTAATTCTTCTTGATACTCTCTTAAAAATCTAATCCAATCTGTATCAATCTTATCATTCTCTAATAAAACTTTCAACATCTCTAATTTCTTGAAACTACCTCCCGCAATACCTTGATGGTTACGGTATGTTAGTTTCTTACCTTGCTTGATTTCTGGATAGGTCAGTTTTGCAGCTTGAACTTTCAATGAAGTTGGTGCAATGACTACCAAACCATTTTTACTACCTTGAAAAGATGATCTTAGTAGTGTTCCGAAAGTTACAAGGTCAATCAATGGGCCTGATGCCGATGAATAACTGTAACCCTCTATCAAGCAAACCGTATTATGCCTACTGTTGGAATGTTTGTCAACAGCTTCTTTAATCTGATTTACAATTTTTGTGTACGTATTAAGCTTGTTTATTTCAAGCTTTGCATAAGATCGTTCTTTTCCGTAAGAAGTATCTATAGTGATTATTTCACAATGTTCAGAGGATAGTTCAAACCATTTTGTATATTTCTGTTTCTTGGTTAAAACTATATGATCGGAGGCAAACACGAATGGTTTACCGTTTACAGTCATGCCAGTGCATGTCAACGATGGATCGATAGTCACAATATTCATGTGACTTATTTATAGAGGTATTTTTTTACTGTTCGAAGACTTTTACTTTAAGACCGTGCTTGTGTGCTAGGTTCACCATGTGCTGAGTTCCTTTTGATGATCCATCCCAAAATGCCAAAAGGATATCCGAGAACTCTGCCATCTGCTCGTTACGAATATACCCTGCACGTTTTCCATACTTGTTCCAATTTGCGGGAAACTCATGACATGTGATTCCATGAAGTTTAGCCCACTCTTTTCCATAGCTATCGGGACCACGAGCTAGGCCACTTACAATTTCTATCTCATACTTGGGATGTGTAAGTAAAAGATCAAGAACCTTGAAGACTTTTTTCTTGTCGTTGTAGTTTCTTGAGCCTGCTACAATTACTTTCTTGATCATAATGATTTGCTCCTCATTCCCATGGTTGCCGAGCGTATCTTCGCCTCACGCTCCAATTCTTCTTCTATGAATTCAGCGGCTACATCCTTTTCAAAAGGAGTAAGCTCAAACGCATCATCATAGGAAATACCATGGTGATAATGAGAGATTATAACACAATCTTTCAACAAACTTCTAATCTGGCCCTCAAAGACGGTTATGAGCTTTTTCAGCTCTTTACCTCCTCCTACTCTGAGGGCATCATAAAAAAAGTTATTGGATTCAGTAGAGCGGAACTATTTTGTTCAAAACCACAAGTACTGCATTTTAGAATGTAATCAAAATCCGTACCCCACTCGTTGAACTCGTCCATATGTTTGTTTATTTCAGACTTTAGTGAAATCGGTAGATTCTTGACCCATTCAATGATCTGTTCTTGATCTTCGATACCGTCAACGGATTTTATTGCAGATGCGATCAAGAAAGAAATATACTCGCTGGTTTTTTCAAGATCACGGCTGAAATCTTCATTTTGGTATTGGAAGGCCATTACAGCACTGTCAAAACGAAATGGAATAATTGAAATTTCTTGACTGTTAGAAATTGTAAATGTATATTTTTCAATATCTTCTGGATTGACTTCAGTTGTTTTGTTGGTGAGAATACCATTCAGATTGATTTTATATGTCTCTTTTTCTACTTTTCTCTTTTTAATGGCATCGCGTTTCTTTTGAACCTCAGGCATATCGAGCGCGGCTTCGTAAGGAATATTTTGTTCTTCAGCTTTTTGTGCAATTTCATCAAGAAATTCTTGTTCTTTCCTTTCATTTTCACTTTTCTGCTTCTTTGCACACGCTAGACACTCAACATTTAGTTCTGTAACATCACCGTATGAAACTACTCTTAGAGCGGTCAATAGATAGTCAACATCTTTAGAGAGTAACTTCAATGGCTTTTGTACTTCTGGTATGCAACGCTTGAACACCTTTTCAATAGCCTCGCCACTGAATAGATAATCAGGGGTTCGCAAGGTAATTTCATCGGTAGTAGACATGGAAAATACTTCTACTTCGCCATCTATCACGGTATCTTTTAGTTCACCATCTGTATAAAAAAGCCCACGGGAAGGAAGTCGAAATCTCTTTCCCGGTAGTTTTATTTTTTTAAGTAGTGGATTTTCTTGTTTTTCGGACATATCAAACCTCATGAGATTTTGTGTAGCATTATTTATTTTAAAATAACAAGGACGAAATTTGGCCTTTTAGTAAATGGAATAAATAACTATATCTTGAACAGGTAATTTTTGATGGCTACCCCTGAACAGCAACTACTTTCTGAAATCGCTAGAAACACCGAACGTACATCTGGTGAAATCGCCAAGATGGTTGGTATGCAACGTCAGACCACAACCGGTGGGCGTGGTGAGCGTGGCGAAAATGGTGATTTACTTTCATCGTCTACAAAGGGATTTACACAGTCACTCAAGAAACTCAAACAATCCAGCGAGGAGCTTTCTAAAAGTCAAGAAAACCTTAAGGATTACAATGAGAACCACAGAAGAGAAGCTCAAATGGCTTCTAGAGAACTCAGGAAGCTTCAAGAAAACTTTAAAGACCAAGTAAGTTCTGGAAAAAATCTCTTAACCATTCGAAGAGAGAATGCACAAACTCTTGAAAACCTTAGTAAACTAGGCGTAAATTTAGGAGAAAGCTTTAAAAGGGCGGGTGTTAGTTTTGATGAACTTGATAGAGAAATACAAAAAACTATTGATGCTAAAAGAGAAGAGCGCCTAACAGATTTAAGAGCAGTTCAGGCAAATGCAAGAACTACTCAAAAAATGCATCAAGAAGCTAGAGAATCTTTCCAAAGCACCATGGATTCATTTGCAAAGGCCGTAGCCGCTGCTGGTGGTGTTTTTGCAGCACGAGGTTCTTCCGCACTTAACGAAACTTTGAGACAAGGTTTTAGAACTGGTGGTATAAGTGGTGCTTTTGAGGGAATGGTAGAAGGCATTGGTCTTGGTATTTCCCCCGAAGAAGCCATGCGTTTTGTAAATCAGAACAGAAATACTCTTCTGGCATTTGATTCAGTAAGTAATGCATTAGTATCAGCAGATCAAGGTATTTCAGCAGTTGACCAATTCATGGTTGATTTGAATACTACTTTTGGTCTTAGAGGAGACGCCGCACTACAAGCAGCATCACAATCCTTAAATTTGTTCGCTAACACCGGAACAAGAATTAGCCAAGAAGGATTGATGGAGTTTAATGATGCTATTAAAAGAGTTGCTGATGCATCTGAATTAACAGGTGATCAGCTAATTAGTGAGTTTTCTAACCTTGCAGAAGATAGTGATTTCCAATCATTCTTCTTATCGTTGGGCGATCAAGGCAATCTAGTTAATTACCTTTCTGATTCATTCTTGAATTTGCAACAATCAGTTGGGATGAACATTAATGAATTTATTGAGTATCGAAAAACTCTTGCTAGGGAACGTCAAAGAACCGGTACAGAAAGAGTTGTACAAGGTGCATTCACACAACAACTTGGCTGGCTATTAGGATTTGGTGCTGAGCAAGCAGATTTGCTAAGAAGGGGTGCTACTTTCTATGAGTCTTTAAGTGAAGAAGAAAGAAGAGAATTTGATACATTGAGAATGGAAGCCGGTAGACGACTTACCGAAGAAAGAGGAAGACTTGTCAGAGAAGGCAGAGTGGCTGAGCTACAACAGCTAGACATAGTAGCAGGTAGAAGCGTTATTCAAGAACAAGCTGCTATGGAAGCAAGAGATAGAGCGGGGTTAGGTGCTGATGTAGTTGGTGGCGAAAACCAGAGAGCAAGAATAGAAGCCGCTAATCAGAATACAGAAGCCATAGTGGAGCTAAATGAAACAATAAGAAGGCTTACTGAGGGTTTTCTTAAATCTCCATTTGGCGGTGCCGCTGCCGCAATTGGTGCTCTTGCTACTCAATTAGGTAGTGGGATAGTAGCCGCGATGATTGCTCAAAAAGCTGGAAATTTTTTCAATGATGCTTATGGGGATGAGCCGGATAGTAGAGGACGCCGAAAGCCCGGTAGAGGTATGGGTAGGGCAGCTTTAGGGCGCTTGGGGGCTGCTGGAGCAGTGTTAGGTACAGGCTTTGCCGCTTATGAAGTAGGAAGTTTAATCTATGACACCTTTGAAGATCAAATTCAAGGTGGACTACGAAATGTCTTTGGTGATGGCTCTGATCCCAGACTCGCAAGAATCAATGCAAAAACAGAAGCTGAACTAAAAGCAATGGAAGCCATGGTAGAAACACAAACTAAACTAGCAGAAGAAAAGAAAAAAGAGCAGGACGCTCAGACAATGGCACAAATCGCACTTCTAGAGAAACAGTTAGAAATACAACAGAAGCAGTATGAAGAACTCAGAGAAAAACCACCTGAAAAATTCAGTATTGCAATGGATGACTAATGCAAGAAAAAAAGTTTAACGAACTACTCAAAAAATTCATAGACCATAGTGCCGAAGTTGGAGACTTAAACGGTATAAGCAAAATGCTTACTGTTGGCTTCGTCGTGGATACTGATGATCCTTTGCAGCAAGGAAGACTTCGTGTATTCTGTCAGGCATATAATGACGATCCTAAAAAACTACTTCATCTTCCATGGTGTGCATATGTCATGCCGTTTGGTGGAAGTATAAACCAAGATTCTTATACTCGTGGCAGTGAAGAAGGAAATGAACTCAGTCAGGGGCCTATCCATTATGGTTTTTGGGGTATTCCCGATATCGGCGCACATGTTCTAGTAGGTTGCGTAAACGGTGATGTTCGAAGAAGATTCTGGTTAGGGTGTTTCCCTCAACATCAGGAAACACATACAATCGGTAATGGTCGTTTCAAACATAGAAATGGAAATGTAGACGGCCCACTAACTTCTACACAGAACCCAATAGAACCTCTTAGCTCAAATTTGAGAGAAGCGTTTGAAGGACAAACTAATTCACCCGAGTGGAAAACACGCGCTGCTGATTATCAAATCACGGCATTGTTTGATAGACCATCACCTGATAAACCACTTTATGTTGACGATAATCTTGAGACTATTCAACAAAATGAAATTGATGCATGGGTTCGTGATATCCTTGGAGAGCATGGATACGATTGGACTTCTTATAAGAACTTGGCTTCATTCCTAGCCTCAAAAGTATACTCGTGGACAACGCCCGGTTTCCATTCTATCACCGCCGATGATAGACCGTTTAACTGTAGAATAAGAATCAGAACAACAGGTGGTAATCAAATCATTCTAGACGATACTAATGAAAGAATCTATTTCTCAACTGCTGGCGGTAAGAGTTGGATCGAAATGGATGCCGCTGGTAACATTGACTTATTTGCAGAAAGAAGACTATCGATTCATGCTGAGAAAGATTTGAACCTTTCTGCGGGTGAATCGATTAGAATGAAAGCTAACAATTTCATTTCAATGTATGCTGGTGATACCAGAGGGCAATCTCCCTTATCAGAAGAAATCGCAAGAGGCGAAATCAGAATGCACTCATCAAATGATTTCCATCTCAAGTCAGAGGGTAACTTTAGAATGAATGTAGAAGGTGATTATTTCTTGGGTATAGACGGTGAAGGCAATCTTAATCTAAGCGGTGACTTGAACATTGGTGCCGGTGATGTGGGATTCGCAGTTTCGGGAGCTAACACCACGATCAGTGATATGTTCTCAACGTATAATAGCCATTTCCATGGCAATAACGGTGCTGCACCTCCTACAAGACCTTTCTCACCGCAAGGTGTACGTGCTGAAGATGATGAAACTGAAATTGCAGCGTGGACAAACCGTGTCCCACAACATGAACCATGGCCGAGAGTTCTAATGCAGGACTCAGATGATCCTGTAAACGCCGAAAACGATGGCTATAAAAATAATGTGGATTGGATTGAGCAATATGATAATGAAGGTCAAGCGGGCCGTGAGCCGGTAGGACGAGTCGAGGGTGACGAAACCATAGATCGTGGACGCTTCTGGAGAAGGTAATTTTTCATAAATATGAAAAACGGTGATTAATTATGACAACGCTTTATAAAGGTTTCTCATTCAAAAACTGGCAACGAAACAAGTCCTTCAGACTTACTGATGTAGAGTTGGTGAAACAAAATCTACTCAATAACTTGTTTACTCGTCCCGGTGAGCGTGTAGGTCAGGGAAACTATGGAACGTCAATCCAAGATTTGGTATTTGAACCATTTGATGACAATACAATCGTTTTAATCTCAGATCAAGTCAGAAAAGTGATTGCTAATGATCCCCGTGTTACTATCATTCAAGATGAAGATTTTGTAACAAATGCCGATTTTGATAATAACACTCTTCAAATAACCGTAAGACTTTTTTATATTGAGCTTGCATTGTTTGATATATTTGATATAAATCTTGAATTTGAATCTTAAAAAATGATATAATCATTATATGGATGATCTAATTAAAAAACTAATCGAACACAAAGTTCTTGATAATAAATTTAAAATTAACAACAACTATAAAAAAATATTTAATAATAACAAAGACTTATACAGTTTATTTGTTAATTCTCATCCTTTTATCGATCCCGAAAGACCTTTTTTTGTAAAAGAAAAAATATACTGTCTCATAAACGATATAACACCGCCCAAGTGTAAAATAGATTCTTGCAATAAACAGTGTTCTTTTTTAAAAAAGAATTTATATAGTGAATTTTGTAGCAAAGAATGTGTGTATAAGTCAAAAAAACGTATTATAAAAATAAAAGAAACAATGAAAAGACGTTATGGTGTGGAACACGCTTTTCAGAATGCTGCTATTTTTGATAGATTTAAGTCAACTATGAAAGAACGTTATGGTGGGGAGTATACTCTTCAATCAGATATTCTTAAAGAAAAATTTTTAAATTCAATGAAAGATAAAGACGAAGACGAAAAACAAAAAACAGTTTCTAAAAGAAAGAAAACTATGAAACTCAAATATGGTGTCGAACATGCCCTACAAGATTGTGCTATAAAAGAAAAAGTATTTCATACCAGTATGGAAAAATATGGAAGAACACATTATAGCCAAACCGTTCATGATGATAATGTCTATGAAAAATTAAACAATTTCGAATGGCTACATAAAGAACATGTAGAAAAAAACAAACCATTTTCTTTAATAGCAGAAAATCTTGGCGTTGATGGGAAAACAGTAAAAGCAAGATTGGAAAAATTTAACATAGAAATAAATTACTTTAATGATGGAACATCATTTACAGAAAATGAATTTTTTGATGCCTTAAAAGAAAGAATACCTGAAAATATAAAAGTGTTAAAAAATGATAGAAATGTTATAAAACCTTATGAACTAGATGTTTATATTCCAGAAAAGAATTTTGCAGTCGAATT